ACATTGGTACCAGAAGGAGACACCAGTAGTGTAGGTGCTGCTGTACCAGATGGTGCTCCTCCAGTAAGTTCTCCTGCTGCTGTTGCTAGTAGCAAAGCTATGGAACCTGTCAAGAAACGTAAGTCAATAGCATCCAGATTATTTGGCATGACACCTATGGGCATGGCAATCAGTGGAGGTAAGAAGATATTTGAAGGTGCTAAGTCATTTACTCAGAGTAAAACCTTTAACAATATCAAAGGTATAGCTGGTAAGGCATTTAATATGACTCCAATGGGTATGGGGATATCCATGTTAAAATCAATGAAAGGTAATAAGACTGATGTTGAAAGTAGTAGTGATGTAGCAGCAGCACCCGATGCTCCTCCTATGCAGTCAGGTGATGTAGTACCTCCTAGTGAGGATAGTTCTACTTTGAGCAGTTCTACAACTGTGAATACAAGTAGTAGTTCTATAACACAGGCAACTAAACCACTAGCAAATGGTTTGCGTAGTACAGAACCTGGTTTCGTACCTATGCCTGTTGTGGTTCCACAACTTATCCCTTTCCCTATTACAAAGGTAGTGAAAGAGAAGGTGGTACAGCATAAATCATATGGTATAGACCCATTCTCAGGTAAGTATGTTGAGTTATGATTAACAAGTTTCCTACTATTGATAACGTACATGAGACGCTCAGTGATCTGACGAAGTTGTTCAAGGATCGCAATAGGATTCTCCAGCTCTATTTTAAGGAAGACAGATATAAAGACTTCTTGATGGCTGAGAATGTTCAGCAACTTGTTGAGGCAGACAAGAGAGATGACTCACGTGAAGGTAGGATAAAGAAAGATTTAGCTAATGGTTATGAGGTCTTAAAAGCAAAGACCAACATGCAGAAGTTTGCCAACTTCATCACACCTGGCATGCTTCCAACACTGGACTTATCGGACAGTGCTGACTTTGAGGAGTTGTTAGATGAGGTAGAAGGTAGAGAATCTGCAGTAGAACCAGTAGATGATGCACCAGTTATTGCTGAGAAAGGAGAGAAAGGTGATAAGGGAGAGCCAGGTGACACTGTGGTACAACCACCACAACGTGTAAGTGGGTTTGATCACATAGCATTGCCTGGTATGGGTCAGAACTCTGGACTCAAACTAGCAGAGGGTGGTGTAGTACCTCCATCACCTTTGATGAATGCTATGAACCCTAGTGCTCAGAGACCTGAAACTAAATCAGGTGTCAAGTCACTAGAGAGTTTAGGACTTGTAGGTAAGAAGAACGTTGCCAGTGAGCTGAGTGAGGATTTAGGACTAGAAGAATATAAGAAAGCACTAGCAGATGCCATGGCACTACCACTCAAGGCAGTGGCAGCTGGACTGATAGGATTG